ACTGACGTACCTCTGGCGTTGCCGGGTTCTTGCTGTGGCGTGCCTTGCGCCTGCGCTGAATGTCTGTCATAGCATACCTTTCGGTTATTGTACCGTTATTAGCTTGATGCGCCAGTAGCGTCTTTTGCTGCTATTGCCGCTGCAACAGCATCGTCTGCTGGAGTGGTTGCGGCGGGTGCCGCACCAACGCCAGACACGTTACTCGCCAGTGGTGTATTCATTACCGCACCCGCGCCGTTAGGCAGCGGAGGCCAGTTCAGTTGGTCGACACGAATGTCGTCCGGAGTAGCAACCTGCGTCTGTCGCAGCGCCAAGATAAGCGCCGCCTCGTCGATTGCACTTGCACGACGGATCGCGTTTTCATTGAACCGCGCATACTTGTCCTTCGGCAATAGGCTGGAAAACGCGGCATTTAGACGAGTGACATACCCGGCAAGTGTGAAGTCTACGAACTGGCTGATGACCTCTTCCAGTGTCTTTCCCCACATCCCGCCCTTGTCTCCCGCGCCTCCTACCAGGTGGTCTGGTAGTCCGAACCACGCGGCGATCTGCGAGCGCGCGTATTGCAACGTCTCCAAGTACTGAGCCTCGTCTGGCGTTGATTGTACCTTATTGACCTTCAGCCCACTGTCCACGACAAGCGGAAGGTGCGCGGCCTGGAGGCCCGCATGATCGATGAGGAACTGCTCGGCGATACGCTTGACCTCGTCCGTCCCAAGCTTTTGCTCGGTGGAGAGAATGTAGCTTGGTGATGCCCCCTGCGAGAACCAACGCGAGCCATACTCTACCGCGGCCAGTGCCAGAGCGAATGCCATACCACCATAGGTGACGGCGTCCAACCCGCGGGCAGCCCCAGGAAGAGTGAGGAACGGAATGTGAATCACACAGCTCTGGTCAAGCAGAACGCGCCCGGTGCCTGATCCATACCAGGTTTCCCGTGCTCCAGTGTCCTTGTTCTTCTTGACGTCCACCAGCGCCGGGTTTAGGACCTCAAGTTTGGAAGGGTAGCCCATGCGATCATACTGAAGAACGTACCAGAACGCCTCGCCAAACAACGCCATTGAGATGACGGACTGGCTGATGCCCTCGAACTGGAAGTCGTTGGTGAAGGTGTTGGAGAGTACCTCTGGCTGGTCTCCCTCCACCACCTCGAAGGGTTTGTGGTCGTCTGTGTAGCCGAGAGTATAGCAGTATGGGTCGCCCATTTTGATGATGGCGTTGGTGATGACGCGAAGCGCCGTGTAGACGGTGTCCACCTGTAGCGTCGTCTTGACAGTAACCGGTACACCGGCGCGCTGCATAGAGGCAAGGCCCGGAGGTGGGATCGCGGTTGGGTCGGTGAGCCCGTAGCCGTTAGGATACGAGGCCATAACGCCGGAACTGCGCGACTCCCGTAGTCTACTGATTGTCATGTGGTAGTCTCGTTATCGTCTGTATAGGCAACTGGCTGCTCCGGCTCATCTGCCTTCGGCTTCTTCGTAAACCACGGAATGCGCGACGTGCTAAGACACTGCGCCTCGTAGATCAATACCAGCGCCGCTCCAACCAGCGCCAACTCGATACCTGCGTACAGGTATGCCGCTACTACCAGGCACACTCCCCCAAGCCACTCAAGCACGTCACCGATCATTATAGCTCCTCATCAGAAAGAATGAAACACCTGCTGTGGGACTGGCGCTGGTTCTGCTATAGTATCAGTCCCACGTTCCGGCTGTTTGGCAAGTGACCCGTACACCATGTCAGCAATAGAGTACACCTGAGGTGCACTATCCACAGACTGCTCGGCAACCTCCAGCGCCATAACAGTGGCGACGGCGGCGTCTATCTTGTTTGGAGATTTGTCCGTCTCCTTTACCAGCCGGAATCCTCTTGAGTCCTCTTTGGTGTGGGCGTTGATCATGTGCCGTCGCAGTGGTGAGGTGGCGTCGGCAGAGTGTGTAAGTGTCTTGGACATAATCATGTCGTACAGCCGCTTGGTGGCGGGCGCCATACGCGCTGAACTCTGTGGGAACTCCGTGACCGGAATGCCCTCCTCCTCCAGTATCTGCAACGGCATAGACCACAGGTGCGGGTCGGCGGTGACCTCTCGGACGTTCAGCCGCTTGCAAGTCTTGCGGATAACCTCCATAACGTCCATTATGTCTACTCTCCAGGACAGACCAGCCGGCCCGTCCGGCTTCTCCCAGATAGCGATGAGTTCTACGTGCGGCACCTCTTCGATGGATACGGCGACGATGGCAGTGTAGTCGCCGGAGAATGATCCGTCGAATCCGAGGACGCAGGAGACTGAGGAGTCGAGGATTTTTTCTGGGACGTAGCAGGCGTCCCAGTCTGTGCCAGCCACGAAGCGATTTTCTGTTGTCACTGGCTGGTTCAGAAAGTACCTACGAGAGTCACTCTCGCGCTTGGTTGGGTTGCGAAACTCGGACTGTATAATACCCTCAATGTTTATCCACGAAGAGGCTGCTCCGTATACATACTGAAGAGCTGCACGAAGCTGGTCGTCGTCTGACAAGTCTACGTCCATAGGTGCCTGCCTGTGGTCGTACAGCAGATCGTCGAGGCTCTCTCTTGCGTCCCACAGAGACTCGGCCACGCTTCCCTCGTTAGGAGCGTGCATGGTTGTTGTCATTAGTAGCCACCCATCAGCCGCCCGACGCTTGATGATGTTACGTGTCATGGTAGAAAACAAGTCCTTCAGCTTCGTCGTATACCACAGATGGCACTCATCAGCGACGACGAACGTCTCGCGTCCACCGTCCTTTGATGAACCGGACGACGTGGTAGAGATAATCTCACCTCCGCCCTCTACGAAGGTGCGCGTTATACCTACGTCCAGATCGTAGTAGTCTGCTACTTGTCCGTTCTCAAGCATGTAGGTAACCACACCATACGTGTTCGTGGCCTGGGCAGCCTCAGTAGCCAGACATTTGATGATTGGGTTGGTTACGCTTGCTCCAACAGGATCACCGCTGGAGTCCCAGCCGTCAAACCGCACTGGCCCGAGAGCCTCCGCACACGCAAGCGTGGCTCCTATCTCCGTCTTGCTACGACCCTTTGGTCTGCTAAGTACAGCCTGCTTTACACGCCTTCTACCCTCAAGCGCATGTCCGCGAGGATAGAGTTCGTAGGCGTTGTAGATGAACCGTCTCATCTCAGCATCTACCACCAGCGGCTGACCCTGTACGTCACCCGGCCCCAGGCACAGCATTTCCTCGCACCACTCGACTACTGCCGGACCAAGAGTTGGCGGTAGGCCTGTGTCACTTTTTGGCACTGTGCTCCTAAATGTCTTGTAGACGAGGGTCGTCGGCTGGCTTGATTGCTGCTGATCGTCTGTTGCGCGACCTGTTGGTCGCCTCTTCTTCTCCGGCGATTGTCCACTTGAGGCGACGTCGGTCGAGAGGGCTTAAGCCGTACGCCTGACTGGCCAGCCGTATCTCTCCGGCCAGTAGTATTTTGGTGCGCGCGTCCTTGATGTTGTCGAGGCTCCAGAACATGTGACTTAGCTCTATGAGACGCATCAGGCCGTGCACGTCACTGACGTCGAACTCTTGGCTCATCGGGCTGGACCAGATAGCGTTCCACAGCTCCAATGCCGCAGGGTGCCACTTAGTACCATCGGGCCGCTTGTCGAGCTTTGGCTGCACCGCCAACCCACTCAGCGGAACCAGCGATACGGTGTCGCCGGAGGCCTTGAGTTTGCGTTGGCGTCGGCTGTTCGGGTTTGGCGCGGGACCAGTACCGGCCATTACTTACGATCCCGCCACTGAGACGGCCATAGACGCAGGCGATATGCAGTGGCGCGCCGGCAGTTGTCCGTGCACCACTTCTTGTTGTTGTTGGTGCTGGTGTCGCGGAATACTTTGTTGCAACCACCGCACACCTTAGGTCTACGTCCCTCTACTTGTGGTAGCTTACGTGGCTTTCTAATCTCACTCATTCTGTTTACCGTACGCCTTTCATGTGTTCTTACACGGTGGCACCTTGCGCACACCACGTCGCACTTTGCTATCTCTTCCTCGATGCTTTCCCAGCTTGCGTCGTCCTTCACCATCTTGGAGATACCGGCTACCTTAGTAAACCCTGGAAGATGATCAAAGTCCAGGGCAAAGTCGTGCTTCTTGTACCCGCAGTCTACACACCCAGCAGCAATCTTGATGGCCGCAGCGCGCTTGGCCTTCTCAATGATCCTGCTCTTTCGTGTTGGACGTAACGACCTGTCTATGCGCTTTGCGTCATACCGCCGTGCCGAGTCATGCTTTGCGCACAGGCCTTTTGACTTGTGTGGAAGTCCGCACCCGTCCACGGAGCACACACGCGGAGGATAGACTTTTGGCGGCCCTGGTTTTTTGGCCGGAGCCGCTTGACGTTGTGGCTTGGGTGGCTTGGGTGGCTTGGGTGGCTTGGGTGGCCTTGTGGGTGATCGTGGTCGGCGCCAGCTATCAGTGAAGTGCGTGGCGCATAGACCCTTTGTAGTGGACTCCTCTCTGCACCATTCTATCCTGCACTCCCTACGCGGCACTGCTTCCTCCTGGCTTGTGTACTCTCTATTATAGTCAATAGTTGCAGCTTTGTTAGATGGTGCACTAAGGTTGGGTTTTTCAGAATGGTACTCTGACCAGGACTTTTGTAAAACCACGCGTTTCAGAAAAACGAGCAACAGGTGTAGCGGCAGTTTGTCGGGTCGCATCTTCGCACGAACACTTGTTCGTCTGAGTCTCAGAAACCACCTCTGACCTGGACTTTTGTCGGGTACCCCCCGGCCCAAAAGTCTCCAGACCCTCAGCCAAAACTGGGACGTCAATGGGGGTCATTTGGCGATACAAAATGAACGTTGACCCCACCCCCCCTATAGGCGAAAAGGTTGGGCATACGAACTTTGTATTGTGAGATAAACCTACGGCATAGTACTACAATACTTTGCCTTTGACCTTTGTTTTGTTCTATCGTCTGACCAAGAGGGCGGGGTGTTTGTTTGTCCATTCTACACCAGTGGCCTGGGTCGGCTGTTGCATTGTGCGCAAGCAGCACGGAGGTTGCTGTCCTCGTCTCCTCCTCCGTGCGCGCGCGGTACGATGTGGTCGGTGGTAGTTGCCTTGCCAAGACACCACGGTCCGCTGCTGATCTGGCATACCCAGTTGTCTCGCGCCAGTATTCTGCGTGACCTGGCAGACCAGCCTCTACCCATCTTCATGGTGGTAGTTGGTGTACACTTACGACACCTCGAGCCTGGTCCAGGGAAGACGGCGTTGCAAGACAAGCAGTGCCGAGGCAGACGGGTCATACCAACACCTTGCCATAGAAGTAACCTGCGGCCTCAAGGTAGGCGGCACTTGCTTCCTCCGCTGTAGTAAATCTACCCAGAGCAATCTCCATACCATCAACGTTGATGCGTGACTTGTACTTGCCACGCGCCTTGTCATACGACACACCGCGATAGCCTGTGGTGTTGTTGCGCCCGAGCGCACGACGTGGGCTGTGGTTCGCCTCACTGCGCGTAACGATACGAAGGTTGGAGCGTTGGTTGTTCAGGCCATCGTTGTCGATGTGCATCACGATCTTGTCTGAGCTATCACCAACACTCATCATGTATCGGTGCATCAGGATCGTCTTGCCATCTATCTCACGTGATGCATACCAGTTACGGCCATTGCTGTGCTGCACTGTCCAACTGAACCGGCGCAGAAAGTCGTAGTCGTAGTCGTCTACCACAGCGACCATACCACGCGTTAGCTGAATAGTTTTCACGGCACAATGAGTTTCTTCTCGGGTGGCGTTACCAACTGTGGCCCAGTGTTGGCGATCTTCTTGATCTGGCTGGCAATCTGTAGTGCACCATCGCGTGACAGGAAGTGAACGAACATACCGTTCAGTGTGGAGATGCTGATGGCAACTCCAGGTCCAGCATCACCGCCTTCTACACTTTGCACTGACCAAATCTCAGGCACTGGCTGTGGTGGAATCATCTGTGGCTGCTCTGGCTGCAGTGCAGCCTCTGCCTCGTTGATCAGTCCGTCAGTGTCAGCACTCATCGAACAACTCCTCGCTTACATCGTCGATAGCCGTCTGCGCGAGCTCTTGCTGAATACGACGAACAGTTCGCACACACGACGCACCATAGCTGTAGTCCTTACGACCTGGTGCCTGGTTAGCAGTGAACTCTTCCTCGAGTGCAGCGAACGAGTCAGGGTCAGCCTGCCACTCACGCAACCACTGATCGAACACGACAGCCAATGCGGCGTCGTCATCATCGTGTGTGCGTGTGTTGAGCGTAACTACTACCTCAATCGGAACTACCCTTGCCATTACTGTCTCCTCACTTGTTCTTCGAGTTTGTTACTGCGACGAAGTAGGCAGGCTGTTGATGCGCCGACACAGAACGTAACGATGCCAAACGACGCGGCACGGATCGCGCCCCAGACAATGCCGGCGATGTTGACTGGGTGCTGCTGTGCCGAGTGGACGATCTGCTCGATGCCTCCGATGAGTAACCATGAGACGTCGAAGTAGGCGGCTGCTACGAGTAGCATTCCGAAGGTGGCCGTCGTGATGAGTACAGCGAATATTCTACTGTTCATTTGATTTCCTCAGATCGTCGTGGTGGTACTGTGTACGGTTGTCTGTTTCGTGCACTAAGGTCAGTAGTTGGTTGCCACCAGATGCTTGGCTGACTGGCTGAACCTATTGCGAATGTTGGCGCCATACTGAACGTCGTAGCGCCGCTTGCCGTAACTTCCTTAGTTATTCCAAGTTATTCCACACTTGGTATAACTTGCCTTGTATCCACTCGGCTCGATGGTCATTTCTTACTCCAGTCGCAAGAGATGGACTGCGAGAATGCAGTGTGGTCA